TGACTAGACGTTACAAGGAGTCGGTATGAAACCAGAACAGTTTATTCGTGAGTTTGGGGTGGAGAAGGCGAGAGAGGTTGTTGAGGGGGCGCCTAGCAATGCTGAGAGCTTCCAAGATGGCTACTACTTCAGAACAAAACCACAATTTGAATTTCACAATGGCATTCATGAGGCTTGGAACTTAACCGATAACGATGGTGAGTACTTCAAGAAGCGTGGCTTTGAACCAGTAAAAACCAATGACCTGAAAATGATGTTGGAAAGCCTCCGCATTGTGGATCAGTTCGGTGGAATAGAAAAAGCAAAGCTAGTTGCGAAAACCAAAGACGGGATGGGTTATTTGAAGGGATGCATCAAAGACCACGAATCAATATACGGAGGCGGGGATGATTAAGTTTATTACCGTATGGGTTCTCACTGTGACCCAACACCAGATGGTTGGTAGTGCCACCGAGTCAACATACCAGCTTCAATATGCAACTCAGTCAATTTGTGAAAAGCAAAAACTACGTCACGAAACAGATCGAACAAGTGTGCGGTGTGATTTTCAACAAGTGCCAGTTTATGTGAGGAGCCAGCCATGAGTGAGTTTAAAGTCGGGGATTGGGTCAAGATGAAGGATGATTCTTCTGCATGGATGGGTAAGGTAGCAGCTATAGAGTACAAGCCGTGTTTCGATTCAAAGTGGAACAGATATGAGATTGAGATTCTTGTTTTTGAAGATGGCACGAAATTGGGTTCTGGATGGGCAATTCATGTTGTTAAAGCAGCAGGCCACCGCATTGATAAAACAATAGGAACTTTGGAGGAATTGCATCCCGAGTTTTCAAAAGTTTTGCACGAGAACTTTTTAGAGTTGCTCGGAGATGATGCCCACATAGAAAACCACATCAGCCCACATTGCCAATCGAAGGATGTTTGAGATGGATAAACCAATAACATTTAACGAATGGTTAGGCACACAAGGCAATATGGTTCTCCTTCATGCCAATTGTTGCCGTATTGCCTTTGAAGGTGGTCAGCAGTCACAGCAAGCGAAAGTGGAGGGGCTGCAAAAGCAATTAAGTGAATACATATTTGTGGCTGAAACTATTGATGAAATGTATGTGAAAGAAGTCCAGAAAAGTGACGAGCTGCAAAAGCGGGTGGATGAGCTTGAGCGTAAATTACAGATCAAAACTAGACATTGTGAGTTCTATGAGCAAAGCCGCAATGGGCATAGAAGTCTGGCAATTCATCGCAAAAAGCAAATTAACAGTGCCTTAGAACAAATTGAAAAGCTCTATTCAAAAGCAGAAAACGATTATGAGAAAGATCGTAACCCTTACTACGACGGAATGTTGTCAGCTCTAGATTTGGCTGAGCAGGCAATTAGAGGTGAGTTGGAAGAGCAAGCGCTCAAGGGGGATCAATACGATGAACATCGCAAGAAAGCAGAAGAGGCCATCTCAGAGAAATGACTAGACCGCAAAACGACACATTAGAAAACATGAATCCAGCGTGTGTTCCTTGTAATACAAACAAGTCGTCTATGCCCTTGGAAGGGTGGCGGAGGATGCTCACACATTATCGTGATGTTCAGTTGTTACGAGATAGCACACATGCTCGTCATTTACTACGTTTTGGGCTGATTGAAATCAAATCTGAGCCTGTGAAGTTTTTCTTTGAGAGTTATAAAGAGGGCCAGTCATGAATAAACCATTAGAAACTTTTGATATAGACGCAGCAAAGGCTCGCTACGAAAAATTACGAGGCCGATATAACCGGAGTGGGCTATCTAATACTGATTACAACGAGCTACTTCAATTAGAGAAGGCACTTGACCAAGCGAAGAAGTTTAATGCGGAGGGCGCAAAAAATGGACAGTAGATGGATTGAAGCGCAACGACGTGAAATGGAAAAGCTTATTTCACCAGAGCTAATCAAGTCGAGAGATTTAGCACGTCAAAGTTACTTCGATCATATGGAAAAAGAAATGGCTGACCACGTATCGCGCTCAATTGAACCACTCAGCGGCAAAAAGCAAAGCACTCTGGTTGAATTAAGGGAGTCAATTGAAAAACTGGCTCAGAAGTATAAACAAGATGCTCATTCATCCAGCCTTTTTGGTGATCAGGATAAAGCACGAGTTTATAACCGCTTTGCTAATGAGTTGGAACATTTTCTGAAAGGTGGTGCTTGATGTCGTCAGTCAGCATTGCTGAATACCGCAAGTTATTTCCGATAAATAAAAATAAAAAGCGGCGCTCAGCAGGGCTATATAGGGGATATGGAGAAATACAACTCCGCAGCAATGATGGGTTTTACAGTTTTACGGTTCAGCACAGAGCAAGTTAAGTCCGGTATGGCATTAAAGCAAATTGAATTATTAATTAAGGGTAAATAGGAAGGCGATTATGTTGGTTGAAAAGTTTGATTTTATTGAGTTACTTCGCCTTGCTATTGCTCAAGGCAAAGCTGAAGGAAAGAAAATTTCGAAAGATGTAGTTTTAGGTGAATTAGCGCTGTTATCGCCAGCTGCAAAGCTTTGGGCCACTGTCTTGATTGAAAAGGTTGATTTTGAGCGAATCGCAATAATTACCCCAGCACAAAAACAGACTGAAACTTTTTACAGTAAGTATGACTTTAATTTTCAAACCGAACGCCGTATTGAAGATATTCCGGGTAAGGTTGAGTTTGTTCGTGGTGAGATTAAATCCGGTAATTTTTTCCGTGCGAGAAATAAATTAGCGGTAAAGATTCATGATGAAATGGTAAAGAAAAAATTTACCCCTACTAATTCTCAAGGTGATCTTACTAATCTGGCAAAAGGTATGGCTGAGATTGTTTTGCGTGGACATGTTTTTGTTAAGGCTATGTGTGGAGCATGCCAAGGGTTGGGTAAAATTGAGACATTTGGTTTAAATGGCTTTCCAAATGGGGCCATGTTTTGTGGGAAGTGTAATGGAACTGGAAAACGACCATATACTTTGAAAGAGAAAATGAATATTGCTGGCATTGATGCAACCAAAACAGCTTATATAAAGAGTTATCAGAAGTTTGAGCTGTTTGGAGAATCAATCGTTGCAGAATGGGAAAATGAAATTAGATCGCGTATTTCACGTTCATTTCGTTTTGAACTTCCTGATACTCAAGAAACTTATGCTTGACAGTTGGGTATACACTTGAGTATAAGGATTTCTAGAATGGGCGAAAAGTAAAGTAATCGCCAGAATGAATTTAAGAGCTCGCATTTAGCGAGCTTTTTGTTGGCCAAAATTTATCTTAAATACTTATTAAATAAAGATGTTTGAGTGTGTGCAATCTAACTTTCAACCAAAATGAAATACATAACTAAGATTTCCTTTATTAAAAAAAATCACAGTTAAAGTAAAAAAAATGTAATAGGAAATTTTTTAATATTTTATTTGGTTTAATAAAATGGTATAAATTTAGTCCTATATATAAATGTAATAGGCTCTACTATGAATCTTTCAAATCCTTTTAGACCAGGAGCAGGGCATATGCCCCCATATCTTGCTGGTCGTGAAGCTGAAAAAGATGAGTTTTTGAAGTTATTAAGCCAAACTACAATAATGCAAAACCTAGTTCTAACTGGGTTACGAGGCGTTGGTAAGACAGTCTTATCTGAAACTTTTAAGCCATTAGCACAGGGAGCTGGATGGTTATGGGTAGGTACAGATTTGTCTGAAACAGCCAGTATTAGCGAAGAAAATATAGCTATAAGATTGTTAACGGATCTTTCGCTTATTACCTCTTCTATTCCAATAGGTATTGAAACATCGCATTCAATAGGATTTGTACAAGAACAAAAAACACAAGAATTCAAAACTCTAAATTTCGAAGTATTGGTTGGAATTTACAAAAACACACCAGGCTTGCCTACGGATAAATTAAAAGCAGCTTTAGAAACTGCATGGAACGTAATGCAAAGCTCTGGAATTAGTAAAAAAGGTATTATCTTTGCTTATGATGAAGCTCAAAATTTATCAGACCATGCTAGTAAGGAACAGTATCCATTATCTTTATTATTAGATACTTTCCAGTCTATTCAACGCAAAGGTATTCCATTTATGTTGGCTTTAACAGGATTGCCAACATTATTCCCAACCCTAGTTGAGGCTAGGACTTATGCTGAACGTATGTTCAGAGTTATTTTTTTGGATAAACTGAACGAACAGGATGTCAAAGTAGCAATTACAAAACCTCTTGAAGGGCATCCAATGATGCTTTCAACTGAATCTATCGATATTATTTGTAGAATTTCAGGTGGATACCCTTATTTTGTTCAGTTTATTTGTCGTGAGGTATATGATTTATTTATAAATCAATATGAGAACTCCAAACCTACAAGGGTTCCTCAGCAAGAAATTATTATGAAACTAGATACAGATTTCTTTGCTGGGAGATGGGCTAGAGCTACTGATCGACAGAGAGATTTATTATTCGTAGTAGCATTATTAGACAATTGTGATACTGAGTTTTCAGTGCAAGAAATTTTAGAAAAATCAAAAGAGTTAGAGGATGCGAAACCATTTAGTGCAAGTCATATTAATCAAATGTTATCAACATTAATTAATTCTGGTTTAATTTACAAAAATAGATATGGCAAGTATTCATTTGCAGTCCCATTACTAGGTCAATTCATATTAAGACAAAAATCACAAATGGGTATTGGCTGATAATAATGAGCTTTAAAAAAGCATCTATTCTCTGTGAGAACTTCAATCTAAAACTAATCTCACACATTGTAGCAATCTGAGTCATCCTACCGAGAGTATTACGGCACAACAGGCCCCGCTAAATATCGATTATTAGCGGGGCTTTCTCTTTTATTAATCTGATGATTAAGTTCTCTAAAGTAAATAATTTACTATTGAGAACTAAGTTGTTGAAAAATAAAAATATATTTGATAATTGATATGTAAATTAGTATAATAAATAAACATTAACTAATTTAATTGGTGAAAATATGCCATTCGAAAGAAAGACAGGGTATAAATTGAAGTTTATCAATGAAAATGACTTTGAAATTATCTGTTTAGACTGTAACGACACCAATAGTGTGAGACAGCAACTTAAAGATGCTGGATTTGTTACAGATATTAAGACAGTAGATGAAAAGGATAAAAATCATCTTCAAAAGATTATTGGAGTAACAAGTAGCAAGGAAGACTTGATTTCCTTGCTAGATGATTGGTTTGATTTGTTAGACAGTATAGAGGTTACAGCCTACAAAGATTTTGATTAAAAATCATAGTAATAAAGACCACCTTTGCAGTGGTTTTTTTATGGGTGAGAATAATGGATTCTACAGAATACTTTTGGCTTACAAGAAAAAAAGAGCCAAAAACCAAACCTAAAAGACGACCATTGCCGAAGGCTACACAAAAGTATTTAGAGGCCGAAGAAGACTTTACTCAAGCTTTAGATTTTCTGGAAATTAAATACGAAAAGAAGTTTCAATTTAAATCAACCAAGCACTGGCGATTTGATTTTCATTTAATTGAACATCGTATTTTAGTTGAAATTGCTGGAGGTCCTTGGTCAGGTGGCCGAAAGGGTAGGCTTAAAAATAAAGCTTGGAGTCTTGATCGTTACGACGTAGCTGAGAAGATGGGTTACACAGTAATTCGCATAGAGGCAGCACCAAGATTTAAGATTAATGAATCTGGTCCATTACAGATCCAAGCTCATTTCGCTAGCCAATGGCTTAAAAATTTAAAGAGGCAAATATTTAATGGATCAGATCAGACCATTTCCTCCAACTGATTTTATTGATCAAGCTGAAGAAGAGGAAGCAATTAGACTAACACCGGCACCAGATCTAAAAAAATGGGTTGTTGCTAATTACTTAACTATTGGTGGACCTCTTTATAACCCCGATCATGATCACATAGCTGAGCTGCTTCACGATAATGAAGAATTTTTAGCATTTGCTTGGGCCTCTTCTGCATATAAAAGCAAGCAGGCGATGGTGCTGGGGCAATGTGAAAAAGTCATGTTCAATGTTGGTGGCTGGCGCAAAGCTAGACAAGAGCAACAGATGCGTGATTGGTTTGGTTTTGTACCTACTTATTTAATAACTGTCGACGCTTCTTTCTGTGAGCGTGCAAACGATACAGAGTTCTGTTACTTACTTGAACATGAGCTTTACCACATTGGAGTGATGAGAGACGAGGACGGAGAAATTGTTTATAGCGATAGTTCTGGTCTTCCTGTTACTTACTTGAACATGAGCTTTACCACATTGGAGTGATGAGAGACGAGGACGGAGAAATTGTTTATAGCGATAGTTCTGGTCTTCCTAAGCACTATCTTGCTGGTCATGACGTTGAAGAGTTTATTGGCGTAGTTAAACGTTATGGACCAAGCAAAAATGTTAAGCGACTTATTGAAGTCGCAAAAAATCCGCCGTTTGTTTCGAATCTTGATATTTCAAAATGCTGCGGCAACTGTGTAATCAATTGAGCCTAATGGCTCTTTTTTTTGCCCATTTTGTTATACGTAGTTATACGATGAGGAAGTTATGGCGACACTAAAAGAGCCTGTGAAAATCTTTATAGTTCAGTCTCTTGCTTGTCGTGATACACCTCAAGAAGTGGCTGAACTCGTAAAACAAGAGTTTGGCGTTGATATAGATCGTGTTCAAGTTGCAACTTATGACCCTACAAAGGTTGCTGGTAAGAACTTAAGCAAAAAGTATGTCGAACTATTTGAAAAAACCAGAGATGAGTTTGATAAAGGCTTAATTGATATTCCAATTGCTAATAAGTACTACCGATTGAAGCAATACCAAAGACAACTTGAGAAGACTAGAAACGTCAAAACAGCCTTAAAAATTCTTGAGCAAGCCGCTAAAGACATTGGTGGTCAATTTACTAATCGCCAAGAAAT